GAGTTAATTCCAGATGGAGCAAACTCGCTTTCAACTACAGGGATTCCGAGCAATACGTCAGGATCACCGTCGCGCAAACCTGGACGCCAGATGTACTGTCCGTCGTTGTCCTTCAAAAGCATAATCTTTTCAAGGATTACTGGGTTCATAACCCATACGGCGTTCTTACGATAGCCAGGGCGGAGCTTCATCTTCATCTTTACGAGATCGTCTGCAGAGCAAACCATTCCGCTTGCTTTGTTCCAAGCTGAGCGGTCAGAAGTGATGTCCTGAGTTGTAGGAACACCGTTTGCAGATGCAGTGAAAACACCGAGAGGCTGTCCTGAACCTGTACCTGTCAAGATACCAGCTTCAAAAGCAGACATGAACTTGTAAGCAAGCTTGTTGCGTACAAGCTGGTCGATAGGCACTGCAGAAGATGCAAGCATCTTCTTTGATACCTTAACAAGCTTTGCAAGGTCAGAAGGAATAAGCTCACGCTTTCCAAAAGCCCATGCACTGTCAGCCGAAATGTCTGCGCCTGGAACTTCGTTTGTCCAAGCAGCATCAGAAGCATCTGTTGTTTCAACAGGAATACCGAGAGATCCGGCACCATTTACAGGAATCTTGTCTACAAGTTTGTAAATCTGAGTGTCCTTTTCAATGGCCTGAATGATTTCGTCAGAGAATTCCTGAGGTGCAAGAGCGTAGCCGCTGCCCTGTGAGCCGGATGTTCCGACTGTAAGGTCGCGTTTTTCACCGCGAAGGAACTTGCGGAATTCTTCTGTTTCATCTGTTACAGGTGCTGCACGGCCTTCGTCTGCACCAGGAACAGGGAGAGATGAGGCAAAGCCGTCAATAGCTGCCTGGCGTTCTTCTGCCATAATCTGAGCAGAAAGTTCGCGCATCTCCTTTTCTTTTTCTTCGTAAAGAGTTTTTTCTTCTGCAGTAAACTCTCTTTTTTCACCGAGAACTTTCTCGTTGAGTTCGCGCATTTCAGCGATAAGCTGTGCGCGGCGCTGTTTCTTATCCATAGTTTTTTTTCTCCTCTGGGATAATTAAATGTTATCAAGCAAATCAAGCTCGCGTTTGCGTGCTTCTGCTTCCAGAACTGCCTGACGTTCTGCTTCTTCCTTCTTCTCAGCTTCCAGTCGCTCCGCCTGAATCTTCTCGATCAATCCGTCTGAGAAGCTTCTTGCTGATATAGAAGTGTGGTCGTCTGCTGGGATAGAGACAACTGAGACATCATACAGCTTTCTTATCTTGGTTATAGTGCGTAAGATTACGCGCTTTTCTCCCTCTGTGAACTCTTCAACCTTGTCATCTTCAACAACAAAGCGATAAGACATCTTTGTAAGGTAGCCGCCTTCGATTTCCTGATGGATTTTGCGACCTTCCTCTGTTCCGCCCAGATAAGCGTCAACCTTCAAGCCCTTTTCCTCAATGGTAAGCTTAAGAGTGTTGTTTGAAAGGCGTGCAAATACGCGGCCCTCATGGTTCAGGTTGAAAATAACATCGCTCATGTCTGCGAGATCGAAGGCATGAGAATCAACCTGCTCGCGGATTTCGTATTCCTCTCCACCCCATTTTTCACGGTAGAGGACAAAAGGCTGGTTGAACATTGTAGAATAGCCGGAAACACGATATTCCGGTTTTTCTGTGTCGTTCTGGATAGCCCGCAGCTCCATATCACGATACTGCTGGCCGTCTTGTATTCTCTTAATAAGTTTCTCTACATCCATTTTGATTATTCCTCCTTAAGATTGTCAGATGTATTTACGCCAGCATCTGCTGGATTTTGTGCGGCAATTTTATCAACCGTAGAGAGATTAACCGGCATAAAGTGCTGATCTCCCCAGGCTTCCTTTGTTCGAGGCAAGTTTTCACGCTCAAATATCTGGTTCGGTGTATAAACACCGTTTGTAAGTCCCTTTGTGTACATTTCCATGCGGCTTCTGTAGTCAGCACGAAGCATTGTATCTGTATCAAACTCAACATAGTGGTCATTCTGGAAAGGATAGGTGAGAAGTCGGTCCAGATACTGCTGAACGCGTACAAGCCAAGGACTGAGAGTATGCTGTAAAAAGAAGGTGTTTGCCTGCTCCTGGTTTGCAAACTTAGAGTCATCCTTGCCAAGCATATACAAAGGAACGCGGTAGATTTTAGCAACCTCGCGCTCAGAGTAGGTTCTGTTTTCTGCAAGCTGTGCATCGGCATTGGTAGACATATCAAGTCCGCTGGCTTTCATACCGTTTGCAACGATAAACGGATCATTAACATGATCTTTTCCGCCATAAGCATCCAGGATGCGTTCTTTGAGCTTCTGAGCATCTTCTTTTGTGAAGTTTTTCTCTGTCTGTGGAACTTCAATTAAAAGCTTAGAGTGAATACCACCGTCAAAGCTTTCGTTTGTGTATTCATCCAGAGTCAAGCCAAGCCTTGCAGCATGATGCGCATAAGCGAGCGGAGACATTCCTCTGATAGTGCCATAACGATAAGCCGGAATATGAAGTATATTGTCCGGACGGTATTTATAAATATTTCCGCCGTAATTATACTCGTAATAAACGTCTCCGTTATCGTCAAAGCAGATTCTCACGCGATTCGGAGGAAGCGGAGTGAGGCTCTTCGGCGAGTTATCGGGATTTCTTGCAACAAAAATAAAAGCATTACCGTCCAGCAGAAGATCCATCATCATAGTCTGCTTGAATGTAAACGGAGCATCGTAGAAGTTCGGCTGCTTTCTCAACAGATAAGCCAGATTCGGCCTGTCATCGCGCAGCCTTCCTTCGTTTGTACGTTTATAGACATTTACAGTCATCTGAGCAATGGAATCGGCAATCAGCATAGTACAAGCTGATACCGTCGTATTACTCATAAGCTCTGCGCGGGACATACTAGGCATATACAAAAGGCTTCCGCTTGCGGCTCGTGGTACGCTAGGCAAAGCCTTATCCATCTGCGGCAATTTAGCCCGACGGATTTCCAATCCAAATACTTTCATAACTAAAAATGTCAGTTTAAATAAATAAAAAAATGCCGGAACTCCTGCAACGAGCTCCGGCATAACTTTGTATTTTATGGAGACCTAAGAAAGGTACATGCAATAATAAAGTCAGAGAACCTTAAAAGAACATATCCTCAACGCTCACAAGCGGCTTTGATTCATCTGCAAGTGCAATTTCGAGGCGGTTATTTGCCATTATCGAAGTTATAACTCCATCAATGCGCTTGCTTGTCTTATTTGTATCCGGTTTTATAGGTTTTATATTGCCATTTGCATCCGGTTTCACTGTGGCACAGCTTACCATCCAAGCCATAACCGGATTATTGTCGATGATTTTATTATCCAAAATAGCCTGCTCCCAGGCTTTGGAAGGCTCACTCATTCCAATAATAGACTGTGAAAAATCTACACAAGTAAACTCTGCAGCAAGATCCTGAATAAGATACTCTGCAAGATTTCGGTCGTAGGCAATTTCCTGAATATCATATTTTTTTGCATCCTCACGGATGATATTAAGCATAAAATTGAAGTCCTGTGTTTCTCCTGGAGTCGCTATTATATAACCCTGCTTTATCCAGGACCGGATGCGGTAAGAGTCCTGCTTCATCTTTATATCTATCTGTCCTTCCGGAATGAAAAAATAATGCTTTGCATAGCGCTTGCCCTTTGGAAGCTCGAAATACCATGTCAAAGCAGTGAAGTCCAGCCTCTTTGAAAGGTCTATACCGCCCCAACATCGCAAGCCCTCAAGGTTTTTCTCTGCATAACGATGCAAACAATGAGCCCAGCATCTATCGTTTATCCATGCCTCTGCAACATTGAGCCATTCATTCAGATTCTTTGTGCGGAAGGCTGTCTCGCTTGAATTTGAAAGCAGAGCCTCGCGGAAAGCTGTATGCATAGCATCAAGTTCAACGCTTACTCCCAGATTCGGATTCGCTTTATACCAGTTTTTCTCGTTCTTCCAGTCGTCGCCTTTATCAAGCTCGAAAATTATGGAAAAATACTCGTCATTCTCGTAACCGTTCGCACCGGCAAGCATTTTTCCGCACTTTTCGTATTCTTCATGACACGGAGAATTCTTGTTGTTTCCTGCAGTCGTAATAATGAACATAAGCGGCTGCTGTCTGGCACGCATACCTGTTTCTATAACGTCTAAAAGCTCCGTCGTTTTATGCGCATGGTATTCATCAATAATAGCGCATGAAGGGTTCAAACCATCGAGCGTGTTTGAATCAGATGCAAGCGGCTTCATGGCACCATCTGCACAGGTGAGCGAGTGGGCGAGGGGCTTGATGTACTTTTTCAGGTCCTTAGAATAGCGGACCGTATTTTTTGCATCTTCAAAAACAATTCGCGCCTGATCCTTTTTAGTTGCTGCAGAATAAACTTCGGCGCCTGGTTCGGTAAGAAGATCATAAAGAGACACGCCTGCAGCAAGGAAGGACTTGCCGTTTTTCCTGGCAATTTGAATATAAGCTCTGCGGAAGCGCCTCTTATTGTTATCGCGTCTGCGCCAGCCGTAAAGACTGGCAATTATAAACTGTTGCCATGGTTCCGGCTTGAGCTTCTGGCCGGCAAGCTTTCCTTTTGTGTGGACCAGCTGCGAAAAAAAGATGATTGCACTCTGCGCTTTTTTATGGTCGAAGTAATAAGGGAAGCTTCCTTCTTCACTTTCCTTTATATCTCTTATATGGCGCTTCACAGCAAGCTTTACCATCTTACAAGTCGGAATCCGCGAGTTTGAAACATCATTTATGTATTTTAGATAGGTAAACTTATATTTTTCCATGTTTTCGTCTCTTGCCGTAAACAATGCAGTCATTATTAAAATGATCACAATTCGGACATACTTCGGAAGGCGGCAATTCAAACAATTCAGGATTAAAACTATTTGCCGGACAAACATATCCTTTGCGCCGTATCTGGTCCGCTTCAAACTCCTGCCTTGTCAAAAACGCATCCTCCGGATCTTTTCCTATGAATAACAAAATTTACTCCTTTGATTCCCATTTACTCGCCTTAAAACAATCGCCTTTCAATTTCTTCTGACATCTACCGTGTTTCCAATTCCAATTTTTACAGTTCCAACAGTTCTTCATTTTCTCTATCTGCTCTTCAAGTTCGCAAACTCTTTTCAAGTAATCTTCATTACACCTGACTTCTCTTTCTGCTTTAAGCATTATCTGAAGGTTGGTGTTCTGTTCTTTCAGTTCTTCTATTCTTCTTTCGAGGCCCTTTATCTCAGAATCTACTGATGCCTTAAATGTTTCAAGCTGCCTCTTTTCACTTTCAAGAACTGCAATATATTGAATCTCTGTCATATTTCTATTCCTTTAATTCCCAATAGCACATTTCAAAACATTTATCACAAATTGATATTGTTTTACTATCTTCTTCGGAATATTTGCAATTTGCACAGCACTTCATCCTCTCTATTCGCTGTTCAGCATAATGAATTGAATTGTCGTACTGTTCAATCTTATTGCTCCAGTTATTTTCAAGCATACGAATTGCCATTATCAGCTCTCGCTTTGTGAAGTTCAAAAGACGAGTATCTGATAAAACCTTATAGCCATTTTTCTTAAGATTATTTTTTATATTCGTTTGTGCAATGCACTCTGTCACTTCTTCCAGCATTCTGCTCCTCCTTCGCACAAGCCATTTTATAACCAAGCGTAAACGCCTGCAGAATAGTACAGAGGTTTTCGCGATCTTCCAGCGGTAGACTTTGGAAAGCCTCTGCAGCTTCTTTTTCAATAGACATTTGCAACCTCCTTACCAGATGCCTTTTTCTGAATCATATTTTTTCAGAAGCTGGGCGGCAATGGTTCCGCCGTCTACATAATGAACAGTAAAAGGGAAGCCCTTAAAATATTCCTCTTCCGTCTCCCAGACATTCTTGCCGCATAGATGGTAAAACAAAAAGGCGCTTTGCATCAAAATCTTGTACGCTTTATTTACATCCCTGTTTGTTAAAATCTCAGTTATAACTTCATCCGATAAACCTTCTTGTTCTTCTAATTCTTCAAGCTGTTTGATGTTCTTCATAATCTATAGGACCTCCTTCCAGGACAAGACGCTCTCGTCAAACTCTTCGCGACTCAGAACCTCTGTTGCTTCAAACTGCCATCCGTTTGTCTTGTGAAGAGCTATAACCATTCCGGAAAAATATGAATCTTCACTGGAAGGATCCATAACTCCCATAATTTTCTCGTTCTTTACTTCAAAGGGCTTCCCATCCACGTCGATAGTATAGTCTTTTTTCGTTGCTGCTATTAAAAGTTTTTCTTTCATAATCTTGCCGCCTTTTCAATTCTTAATGCCGCATTATTCGGCTTATAAAAATCTGGTTTAGTGTAGTCATCGTTCCAGCCTGTTCTACAGTCAATGCAGAAGGGCGGTGGATACTGAACATTGTAATGAGCGCAGTTTTCACAGCGCTTTACAGGCTTTGTGTCATTTTGTGGCACATTGTCTTTTTCCTCATTCATCCTGATCCTCCTCTTCAAGATAAATCTTGTCTATTACCAACCGGAGCATGATTTCTGTATCTGTCTTTACCTGACGAATCTCAGAATCCTGAACCTCCTGCTGTCTTTTCATTTCTGCCATGCTTTGCCGCATACTGTCGTTATAATCGCGCATTATCTTGTTGTCATGACAACACGCGCACATTGCAATTATTGTTATAAACAGAGCTGTAAATCCCAGTAGTAAAATTGCAAGGTTTCTTGAATACTCACTCATTTAACCGTTCCCCATTAGTTCTTTTAAGAAGTCCTGATCATCCTTCTCGCGCTGTTTTACACGCATCCTTGTACGAGCTTCCGGAGTAACACCGAACTTCATCATGATTTTATGGAATCGGTTCATGTGCTCCTTATACACGTCCAGAAGGTTCATCTGCTTTATTTTGTCGAGATTTGATAAATACTCGCCATAACTCTCATAAGCGTTTACCTTCTCCAGACAATCCTGCGCAATGTCATAACTGATAAACGCATCTTTCAGGATTACTACATCGACCACGCTTACAAGTCCAGCAGAGAGCATTGCCGGAACTACTTCCTCCCATTTTTCTGCAGCACGCTTTGAAAGGTTCAACGGAGCCGGAAGATTTTCCAGAGGTTCAAGAGACACTCCGCGACCGTCATGTCTGGAAGGCTTGTAAGTTCCGTTTGCAATATGTTCTTCAACGCTTTTCGGTGGTCTACCCATTTTCGTTAATCCTCAGCATCTGCTCGATGGTCCCAGCGGGAACACCGTCAGCATATTTCTTTTTAAGAGCAGCAAGCTTCTCACTGCTATTTTCATATCGTTTCCCTGAATAACGTTTATTTCCGCTGTTCAGTGTTTTTGTATAAATGTATGCGTAAAGCTTGAGATAAGTTTTAGAACCAAGCTCGTCATGAAGTTCCTGCAGCTCAGGTTCAATTCTCGGCCCTGGCATTTTTTTTCGCACCTCCGGAATTTTTTTCTTCTGGCATAAGCTGGTCCCTGTATTCATCAAAACGGTGGCCAAGCATAAAGCCGGCTTTGAACAGCCCCTCATCATTACTTTTGCACTGATGGTACACGGAATCAAGATGCGCCTGAATATCCGGCGGAAGCTCGCCAGCCCAAAATTTCTCGTACATGTTTTTTTTGTTTTTGATTGCTTCAATCTCTGCATCTGCCATTTTTTTTACCCCTAGGCTTTTTTTTCGCACGCATACACAAAAAAG